TCTATCTTCCTTGCCTATTACTTCCTTATTTGCTTTATGAGTTTCAGACCATAGATACGCTATGGAATCGTCACAATCGCTTGACTTCATGTTAATAAGTTTGACCGTATATTTGGAAAAGCTTCCCAGTATCATCTTCATGATTACTGGTCTTACTTCTTCCCTACCTGTGAACAAGTCATGCTTCACAGGTAACAATTCACGAGGGTCAATACTACATTCGATGAATGCTTGGCGTACTACGTCACCAACTTTCATTCCCTTTGCAATTGAATCCGTGTGAGATGAAATAGCCTTTCTTAATATTAACGTATGCTCATCTGATAAGCCCAATACTTCATTTGGTTTAGTCATTATATATATACTCGCTGTAATGTCAGAGACGGTATGCCTTTGACTTGATATGAACTATAACATCATACAGTAATAAGTCAATACTTAGAGTGTCATATAGTATCACATAGTATCACATGGTGGTATATGGTAGGGACTCCCTACTATTGGCTTAGTGAAACTTGGCACGCGCTACCCCACCCCCCACCTATGACCCACTTGGTGAGCTTGGGACTCCCCGTCCCTAGTATTACTATTCCGCGCGCAACAAAGCCCACAAAACACGTTTCGCCCCACTCCGCAACCCCAATTCCTCCCAAAACACTAAGTAAATCAATAACTTAGAGACCCCACCCCCTGCTATCCAAAACCCACATAAAAAATATTTTTTTCATAAAAATTTACAATTTCGACAAACTCTTGTATAACATACCTACCAGTGCCAAAACGCGCACTTGCAAACAAAATGGCGATTATGATTAGTGAACTTCAACCAGAACTGACAATACCCTTGCCAGAACTGAACACCAAAGAACCCTACATCGAACTGCGAACACGCATGGATGCACTGTGCAATACCGCAGTGCTTCTTCACGACGGCGGATTACGCAGGGAAGAGGTCACCCAAGAAGAACGCTACAACGCCAAGAAAATTGTAGAAAGCTACGCAGAAGATGACGACGGTGTGTCCAAACAAATCACCAGTGCTAAAACAAGCCGGTTGACCCCACAAGCGGTCATATACACCACATCAATCCTTAACGAGTTCGGCTATGCCGTTGCAGAAAACGCAAGCGCCCTGCGCAACCTTATCACCCACAAACTTATTCACGAGACAGAGAACACCGACCCAAGAATCCGTTTACGCGCACTAGAACTACTAGGCAAGTTTAGCGATGTAGGGATGTTTACCGAGAAATCAGAAGTCACGCACACTCACCAGACAACAGATGACCTACGAGATAATTTACGTAAAAAACTGGAAAAACTCATTAACCCCGCTCCCCCGAATGCTCCGATAACCTTTACCTCAAGCGACGGTGAAGAGACAGTGCTAGACCTTGAGGCTGAGTTGGGTATAGAAAAATGAATGCCGTTGCCTCCCCTGCTATATTCAGCGAAGATGATTTAGAAATCCTGCTAAACAACTTAGACAACTTCACACCCGATGAAATTGCTGAAATAGACCGGATGGCCACCGAACTTAACCAACGTAATGCCAACGACGCGGCATATAACGACCTCCTGACGTTCGCGGTAAGGGCTTTTCCTGATTATATAGTAGGTAGGCACCACCGCATCCTTGCTAAGCAACTGATGGCCATAGAAAGTGGCTTAAAAGACCGTATTTGCGTCAATATACCCCCTCGCCACGGTAAAAGCATGCTTGTATCAACTATTTATCCGGCGTGGTTCCTTGGTAGGAACCCGACCAAAAAGGTAATGATGGTGTCACATACGACCGATTTAGCAGTGGATTTCGGGCGGAAAGTGCGTAATTTGGTGGATTCTGCCATATTTCACGAGATTTTCCCTACGGTAACGCTGTCAAAGGACAATAAATCGGCAGGGCGGTGGAATACTAACTTAGGCGGTGAGTTCTTTGCCTGTGGTATCGGCTCGTCCATTGCCGGTCGGGGTGCTGACCTCTTACTAATTGATGATCCACATTCCGAGCAAGACGTGCTTAACGGGAACTTCGAGGTGTTTGATAAGGCCTATGAGTGGTTTGCATTTGGTGCTCGGACACGTCTGATGCCCGGCGGGCGCGTAGCGATTATACAATGTATGACAGGTGACACCCCAGTCCTAATGGGCAGTGGTTTTGAAAAACCACTTAGTGACATACAGGTAGGTGACATAGTAGCCACATATGACAGAGGATACTTAAGTACATCAAGGGTGGTAAACCATAGGTCAAATGGTCCAGATTGTGTATATATAATCAATACAACTTGTGGTAAAGTAGTCAGGGCAAACGAGAGACACCCGTTTCTTGTGCAACACCTTGATGGAAGTACAACATGGACAAAACTAAAAGCCTTGAAAGTGGGGGATTCCCTTGTATCGCTAAAGGATGCAAACGACTGGGCCGCGCAAAAACTAAACCAAGTTTGTGTAGAGCCTGCCAATCAAAGGCGTGTTGGCATAAAAAATACCCTGATGCACCATATCGCCCCATGGGCCACCATGGCAAGCACAAAGGTAAAACATGTGAGCACAAAAGGTGTAGCAAACCTGCGTACATTAAAGGGTTATGTATATCACACCATGGCAAGCGAGAGTGGGCTGAGGGTAGGGGCCGTAGAAGCGCCGAGGCTAACAGAGACTCACACCTCAAACACCGGTATGGGATTTCACTTGCTGACTATTTTGAAATGTTGGGCGCACAAGGTGGGGTCTGCGCTGTCTGTGGCGAGCCTCCCACATCTAAAAACACACGCGCACATTGGAACAACAAACTGTGTGTTGACCACTGCCACGACAGTGAGAAAGTCAGAGCACTCTTGTGCAACGACTGCAACCTCGCCGTTGGGTACACTAAAACCGCAAAAACCGCACTGGCAGTTGCTGAGTACTTCCGAACTCACCATGACACAGATAACGTCAATTGAATATGATGGTATTGAAGAAGTATTTGATGTTCAGATAGAGCGTACTGAGAACTTCATCGCTAACGGATTAGTATCCCACAATACCCGATGGCATATGGATGACTTAACAGGTCAAGTAGTGCGGGACATGTCAAAAAACCCCGGCTCGGACCAGTATGAAGTGGTTGAGTTCCCTGCCATATTAGATGTGACGAACAAGCGCACCGGCGAGGTGATGGAGAAGCCCCTGTGGCCAGAGTTCTTCGACTTAGAAGCCCTGCTCCGTACTAAAGCTTCCATGCCATCATTCCAGTGGAACGCGCAGTACCAACAGAACCCGACGGCTGAGGAAGGCTCCGTAATTAAGCGGGAGTGGTGGCGTGAATGGCTCAAGGAGGACCCACCCACCATAGAATACATTATCATGTCATTAGACAGTGCCGCAGAAACTAAAAACAGAAACGATTTTTCAGTGCTGACAACGTGGGGGGTGTTTTTCAACGAGGAGGACAACCGCCACGACATCATTGGTTTGGACTGTATTCGCAAGCGCCTCGAGTTCCCAGAGCTGAAAGACTTGGCGTACTTCGAGTACCAGAGATGGGAGCCGGACTGTTTTATCGTGGAGAAGAAGTCGTCAGGGGTGGCGTTGTACCAAGAGATGCGCCGCACCGGATTACCAGTGCAAGAGTTTACTCCGCACAGGGGCACGGGCGATAAGCTCGTTAGGCTCAACTCTGTGGCGGACATCGTGCGCTCAGGTATGGTGTGGCTCCCGCAGACGCGGTGGGCAGATGAGATGATAGAAGAAATTGCGGCGTTTCCGTTTGGGTCATTCGATGACATCGTGGACAGCGCGACAATGGCCCTGTCTAGATTCCGTGCCGGGGGGTTTATTCGTCTGGACTCCGATGAGGAGGATGACATCAAGTATTTTAAACAGCGCCGTGGGGGGTATTATTAATGAGTAATGTGGTGGACATAACATCTAGACAGCCACACATGTCAGGCCCTGCCAGATGTCTATCGTGTAAGCACACGTGGGAGGCGGTGACCCCGGTGGGAGTGTATGACTCGATTCCGTGCCCCGCATGCGAGCTCCACAAGGGTGAGCTTACGGCGAATATAGTGCCGCCTGACGACGCGAATGTGTGGACCTGTAGGTGTGGAAATGATTTATTTTTTGTGCACGAAGATTGTATACAATGTAGGCTGTGTGGTGTAAGTACACTATTTGACGAACTACTATAGGATAAGATGATGGCTATTGAAAAGATACTAAACCCCGACGATGACGGCGCAGGTGATGAGATAACGCAAGAACTGGATGCCGATATGGCAATGATGGCTGAGTTTGATGACGAGCCGGATTCCGAGGTGTTTGAGGATGGCTCAATGGAAATCATCTTAATTGCTGAACCTGACGGGGACCGTGAAAGCGAGTTTACCGAGAACTTGGCTGAGTTTTTAGACGACGGGTACATGCAGACACTTGCTGACGAGCTGATGGACGATGTGACAAATGACATTGACTCGAGAAAAGAGTGGGCAGAAACATTCGTCAAGGGGCTCGAGTTGCTTGGGTTTAAGGACGAGCCGCGCACGCAACCGTGGGAGGGCGCATGTAGTGTGCACTCAACTGTGTTGGCTGAGGCGGCGATAAGATTTCAAGCGGAGACTATGTCTGAGACATTCCCCTCCGCAGGGCCCGTCAAGACTAAAATATTAGGTGACGACAGCAGGGAGAAGATTGAGGCCGCTGAGCGTGTGCGGGCAGATATGAATTATCAGTTGACCGAGAAGATGGTCGAGTATCGCTCAGAGCATGAGCGCATGTTATACGCGCTAGGGCTAGCGGGGTCAGCATTTAAGAAAGTGTACTATGACTCGACGCTTGGTCGTCAGTGTGCGAATTTTGTGCCTGCAGAAGATGTTATTGTGCCATATGGTGCGTCAAACATAGAAACGGCTGAGCGGGTTACGCACATTATGCGTAAGACGAAAAACGACCTCAGAAAGTTACAGGCCAACGGGTTTTACCGCGACGTGGACTTAGGTGAGCCGGAGCCGTTTCATACGGACGTGGAGGAGAAGAAGGCTGAGGAGGACGGGTTTACACTGACCGACGACAGTCGCTTTGCGCTATTTGAAATACATGCTGATTTAATTATCGAGGGTTCAAACGACGATGCCGACGGTATAGCGCGCCCATACGTGGTTACTATTGAGCGGGGCACTAACAAGATACTGTCAATCCGTCGCAACTGGCTCGAGGCTGACAACCTGAAACTTAAGCGTCAGCACTTCGTGCACTACGTCTACGTGCCAGGGTTTGGGTTTTATGGGTTGGGGTTGATTCACATTGTGGGAGGTTATGCCCGCGCGGGGACATCTATTGTCCGCCAGTTGGTGGATGCCGGTACGCTGTCTAATCTGCCGGGGGGTCTAAAAACGCGGGGGATGAGAATTAAAGGGGATGACACACCACTAGAGCCGGGTGAGTTCAAGGACGTCGACGTGCCGTCGGGGGCGATTCGTGAGAATATTATGATGATGCCTTATAAGGAGCCGAGCGCCACGTTGTTCCAGTTGTTACAGACAATTACAACGGAGGGCAGGCGCCTCGGGGCTATTAGTGATATGAACATCTCGGACATGTCGGCTAATGCACCGGTGGGCACGACACTGGCAATACTTGAGAGGGTGTTAAAACCCATGGCGGCTGTGCAGTCGCGCGTCCACTTTGCGATGAAGTTCGAGTTTAAATTACTTAAGCGGATTATTGCTGAGTATGCGCCAGAGGATTACGAGTATGTGCCGCACCGTGGTGAGATGTCGGCTAAAATGGACGACTACATGATGGTCGACGTGATACCCGTGAGTGACCCGAACAGTGCGACGATGGCACAGCGCGTCATCCAGTACCAGACCGTCCTGCAGATGGCACAGATGGCCCCTGAAATATATGACCTGCCACAGTTACATCGCCAGATGATAGAAGTGATGGGTATTAAGAACGCGGATAAGCTCGTGCCGACACAAGAAGATAGTAAGCCTAAGGACCCAGTGAGTGAAAATATGGACGTGATTACTGGTACACCGGTTAAGGCGTTCCAGTACCAAGACCACGAGGCGCACTTAGCGACCCACACTGCATTTATGCAGGACCCGTCAATGATGCAGATGATAGGACAAAACCCGCAGGCGCAACAGATAATGGGCGCCCTGCAAGCACACATCGCGGAGCATTTGTCGTACAGTTATCACAGAAAGGTCGAAGAGAAACTTGGCGTCAAATTACCGGCACTGGGTGAGGAGTTACCTGAAAGTATAGAGATTGAGTTGTCTAAGCTAATGGCCACTGCGGGTCAGCAACTGTCTCAGCAAAACCAGAAGGCACAAGCGCAACAGGAAGCACAAGCGCAACAACAAGACCCCATGGTGCAGATGCAACAGGAAGAACTAGCGATTAAGAAAGCTGAGGAACAGCGCAAAGGCCAGACCGCACAAGTGGATGCTCAGATTAAAGCTGAGGAGCAGAAACGCAAGTCTATCAAGGACCAGATTGATGCGCGGATTAAAGCTAAGCAGTTGGCGCTCGAGGAGCGTGGTTTGACTATAGAGGAGAGTAAAAACGATACCACGTTTGCGGCCAATCGCCGTAGAGATGGTAACCAGATAGACTTGGAGCTAGCTAAGTTGTTAGACGCCGCAAAACGCGAACGGGGAGTGGATAACTAATGGCACAAACGGTATTTGAGCATTTAAAAAAAGAACTTCAATTGGATGTGGACAGCGCCACTGCGTGTATAGCGCAGGGCGGGGTCAAGTCTTATGAAGATTACAAACGGACAGTAGGTAAAATTGAAGGTCTTAGCCTAGCCCTGTCTTTAATAACTGACCTTGAACGACAACACTCGGAAGATTAACATGAACCAAGAAACTCAGTTTACGGGCCTCGACTTGTCGAAAGTTCGTGGGGTAGTGGAAACTAAACCCACCCACACTGATGCAGAGATAGAAGCGCAACTCCCTATACCGAAAGGTTACCGCATTTTGGTGGCCTTGCCTGATATGGAAGAAACCTTCGCAGGTAGTTCTGTGATTAAGACCGACGCCGCAAAGCATAGGGATTACATCACAACTATCATGGGTATTGTGATTGACTTAGGCGACGACGCCTTTGCTGATAAAGAACGATTCCCCAGTGGTCCTTGGTGTAAACAAGGCGACTACGTGATGTTCCGTATGAACACCGGTACGCGATTCAGAATTAATGGCAAGGAGTATCGTCTAATGAACGATGACTCTATCGAAGCTGTTATACCTGACCCCCGCGGAATAATGGCTGTATAGGAGAAATATCATGCCAATGACTAAAATAGAATTTGAATTTCCTGATGACGACGGTGACAAAATTGAAATTGAATCCTCAAGTGCTGAACCTGTTGCGAAGGAAAATAAAGAACAAAAACCCGCCGCGAAAGTCGAAAAAGATGCCGACGAGATTGAACTAGAAATAGTTGATGACACGCCCCCTGCCGACAAAGGACGTAAGCCGTCTGACCCGCCCGAAGAAGTCACAGACGACGAGTTAGAGAATTACTCTGAAAAGGTGCGTAATCGTATTAAGCACTTTACTAAAGGTTACCACGACGAGCGCAGGGCTAAAGAAGTGGCAATCCGCGAGGCACAAGAGCTCGAGACCGTTACTAAAAGGTTGATGGATGAAGTAAACGAGCTTAAAACAAGTGGTAACAAGTCACAGACTGCACTACTGGCACAAGCCAAAATCAACGCTGACTCTGAGTATGCACAAGCTAAAATTGCATACAAAACTGCGTATGATGCGGGGGATGGCGACAAGCTATTAGTAGCACAAGAAGCGCTTAGCACGGCTAAAATGAAGGTGGATAAAATAGCTTCTTATAAAATCCCCCCTTTACAAACAGCTCAGACTAGCGTACAAACTAACAATAACGAGTCAACACGTACTCCTGCACAACAACGGGTACAGGTTGACGAACGCGCTAAAGATTGGGCATCAAAGAATACTTGGTTCAATACAGATACGGAAATGACTTCTTACGCCTTAGGGTTGCACACTAAGTTAGTCAATGAAGAGAAGTTAGACCCAAAATCGGACAGCTACTACGAGAGAATTGACTCACGTATGCGACAGTTGTTTCCCGAGAAGTTTGAAGGGGAGGAAAAGCCCAAACAGCAAGTTTCATCCAATGTGGTTGCACCCGCATCGCGGAGCACAACACCTAAGAAAATTAGGTTAACGCAAACACAGGTTAGACTCGCTCACCGTCTGGGTATCACCCCGGAACAATACGCCAAACAGGTTGCACTAGATATGAGAAAGGAAAGATAATGGCTGAAAACAGAATTAAACGCGAAAGCGATGAAAGAGCCGCAGATGTACGTAAGAAGTCTTGGCAAAAACCAGAACTCTTACCGAACCCTGACCCACAACCGGGATATAAATTCCATTGGGTTAGAGTTGCAACACTCGGTCAAGTTGATGCCATGAATGTTTCTTCTAAATTGCGTGAAGGTTGGGAACCAGTCAAAGCGACTGACCACCCAGAGATTATGATGGTATCTGTCGAAAACGAACGTTTTAAAGACAACATTGTAATTGGTGGTTTGTTACTGTGTAAGACGCCTACTGAGTTTGTTGATGAACGTAACGCGTTCTATTCAGCTCAAAGTAAAGCGCAAACTGACTCGGTGGATAACAACTTCATGCGAGAGAGTGACTCACGGATGCCTCTGTTCGCAGAGCGTAAATCCAAAGTCACATTTGGTAAAGGACAGTAATTAGGAGATAAGAAAATGGCTTATCCTGCTATTGAAGGACCTTCTGGTCTTAGACCGGTAAAGCTTCTTAGTGGTGTCCCTTTTGTTGGCGTAACCCGCCACATGAAGATTGCAAGTGGCTACGCTACTAGCATTTTCTACGGGGATGCAGTTAAGATAGTGACTGGTGGTACAGTCGAACGTGAGGCCGCAGATGCCGCTATGGCATATGTAGGTGTATTCTTGGGATGTACTTATACAGACCCGAGCCTCGGATATAAGCTTTTTAGTCAGTACTTCCCTGCGGGTGTAGTTGCGGACGACATCGAAGCTTATGTAGCTGATGCAACAGATGTACTAATGAAAGTGGCAGTTGTTTCTGGGACTACCGTAATTGGTGACCTAACAATCGCTGACATTGGTGCAAACGTGGCGATGGTTGATAATGCAGGCGACCCTAGAACGGGTAACTCGCGTATCGCTATCTCTGATACGACAGCAACCACAAACACTTTACCACTACGAGTTATCTCGTTGGTAGAGGAAACTAGAAATGCGGCAGGTGGTTACACCGAAGCACTAGTTAAGTGGAATGTTGGTCATCAGTATTCTAACATAACTGGCGTATAAGGATTAAATAACTATGGCTATTTCACGCGCTCAGCTACTTAAGGAACTACTACCGGGTTTAAATGCGTTGTTTGGTATGGAGTATGGTAAATACGAAAACGAACACGCGCAAATATTTGAAACCGAAAGTTCTGACCGTAGTTTTGAAGAAGAAACGAAGTTATCTGGCTTTTCAGCGGCCCCTGTTAAACAGGAAGGCGCGGCTATTGAGTATGATAACGCTCAGGAAGCATGGACTGCACGCTACAACCACGAAACTATCGCAATGGGATTCAGTATAACTGAGGAAGCAGTAGAAGATAACTTGTATGACTCGTTATCAGCTCGCTATACCAAAGCATTAGCTCGTGCCATGGCGTACACCAAGCAAGTTAAAGCGGCGGCTATTTTAAATAATGGTTTTGACGCTAACGTAACTTACGGTGACGGCAGGTCTTTGTTTGCAACAAACCACCCGCTAGTTTCTGGCGGTACTAACTCAAACACCCCCGCTGTCGCGGCTGACCTTAACGAGACTTCTCTTGAAGCCGCCGTTATTCAAATCAGCCAGTGGACAGATGAACGAGGCCTTTTGATTGCGGCTAAGCCTAAAAAGCTTATTGTTCCACCACAACTTATGTTTGTAGCAACTCGCTTGCTAGAGACTGAGCAACGTGTTGGCACCGCTGATAACGACCTCAACGCTATTAAGAGCAACGGAAGTATTCCCGAAGGTTACACTGTTAACCATTACATGACGGATAACAACGCTTGGTTCTTAACTACCGATATTCCAAACGGTCTTAAGCACTTTAATCGTGTAGCTATGTCTACTTCGATGGATGGTGATTTTGACACAGGTAATGCCCGTTATAAGGCACGTGAACGTTATTCATTTGGCGTAAGCGACCCGTTAGGTATCTGGGGCTCAGCCGGCGCATAACTGCGTTAGCTAGTTAGAAGATGTACACAAAAAGGAGCCTAGCGCTCCTTTTTTTATTGTCTAGCTTTTAATGGTAATTTGTTATACAGTGGATACGGGTACAAATTTAGCTATATAGACAGGTAACTACCCACCTGACCCGCACAGCCTATATAGCCCTAAGTGCATAAGGAACTTCCCCATGGGACAGACCACATTTTCAGGACCACTGGTATCACAAACAACTGTAGTACCGGGAGCTTACACAGTAGCCACCGCACCTGACGCCGCATTAGCAGGCGTAGGTTCAATAATTTATGTATCAGATGGCGCCGGCGGCGACCCAATCATTGCATTTTCAGATGGGACCGACTTCTTGCGTTGCGATACACGTGGCGCAATAGCCGTTACCTAAGGAGTAATGTATGAGAATTGCACCTGCACAATCTGAGGAACTTAAACGCCGTGGGTTAGACCCGAAAGGACAACCCCTCCCTAAAGAACCGCCCAAGAAAGCGCCCAAGAAAGCGCCCGCTAGGCGTAGAACTGCTAAAAAGGGGTAGTTTATGTCATCCGATGTACGAGCAATACGCGTAACCGCCGTAGGTCTTATTAACGTAGGACCTGCAAGGATACGAGGCATACACGTGTTAACAAGTGCAGGTGTAGGTCGCCTTACTTTCACAAATGGCGTAGGTGGTGATACCGTCCTCGACGCCCAATTTGATGCAAGTGACACTACATTTATGAGCATACCTGACGCGGGTATTAGATGTGAACAGGGTATGGTTATTACAGCATTTAGCAATATAACCTCCATAACTGTATTCTTTAATTAAGGCTAAACCCATGAGAGATAAATTAAAAAACGCCATGAAAACGCGAGGCGGTCCAGAACGCGCTTCAACCGCCGCACCTGTAGATAGAGCGGCAGTTCGTGACCGCCTTAAAGCGGGTATGAAAACAAGTGGTGGGCCACAAAAAGCAAGTGGTTCTAGTAGCCCTGCCGCACGCGCCCAAACACGCCAACAAACGTCAGCGTCAGCAAAAGCACCTGTAGATAGAGCGGCCGTGAAGCAACGTCTAAAAGCGGGTATGGAAACTACCGGCGGACCACAACGCGCGGCGGCTAAGCCTATGAGTAAAAGCATAACTTCGCCTATAGCACGCCCTACTAAGACTGTTAACAGAACTAGTAGCGCAGGTACGAAACCAACAGCAAAACGCAGTGCAGTACAACCCGGCGGACGCGCTAAACCCAAAACCTTTGCTAAAGGTGGTAAGGTTCGCGGAGCAGGTTGTGCTACAAAAGGCACTAAGTTTTCTGGCACCTACTAAAAAATAAGGGGTCGTAATGCCTACTTCGGGAACAACAGCATTTGGTATGGACTTTACGGATATTGCCGAAGAAGCGTGGGAACGCGCCGGACGTGAAATGCGTTCAGGCTACGACCTAAAAACTGCCAGACGTTCTATGAATCTTATGACCATAGAGTGGCAGAATCGTGGTATCAATATGTGGACTATAGACGAAGGGTTTATACCACTTGTAGCAGGTCAGGCGAATTATGTCCTACCTGCCGATACTATTGATTTATTAGAAACTGTTGTTAGGACAGGCGCCGGTGATATTTCAACACAGAGTGACCTCACGATAACACGTGTCAGTGTGAGTACTTACGCGTCAATCCCTAACAAGTTAACACGTTCTAGACCTATACAGGTGTGGATTAACAGGTTAGCCACCGCACCGGAAATAAATGTGTGGCCTGTACCAGATAACAACACGTATACATTCGTATACTGGCGCATGAGAAGAATACAAGACGCAGGGGCAGGGGCAGAGAACCCGGATATGTCATTCCGATTCTTGCCGGCACTTGTGTCAGGACTGGCTTACTATATAGCCACTAAAGTTCCCGAATTAGGGCAACGGTTACCTATTTTAAAAGAACAGTACGAGGAGCAGTTTAGACTCGCCGCTGAGGAAGATAGGGAAAAAACACCGGCACGGTTCGTGCCTAGAATTAGCAGGATACGATGAGTAACCGGTTTGCGGCAGGTAAACGCGCACTAGGGTTATGTGATGTGTGTGGGTTCCAGTACAAGCTATCGAAGCTTCGTACAACGGTACGTAAGGGTAAAGACACTAACTTGTTATCGTGTCCTACCTGTTGGGACCCTGACCATCCACAACTGCAGTTAGGCTCGCGACCTGTATATGACCCACAAGCACTCAGAAACCCACGGCCAGATACAGCGGAATTGGCACAGGTTAGAGCAATAATAGTCCCCGTTACTCCAGTTTCTACTGGTGTGTGGGTTGGCAGTGTAATGGTGACAGTATGAATTATTCACAAATAACAGAAAACATAAACAACTTAGCAGAGTACACTTTTACCCCTGACCAACTTGCCTTGTTCGTTCGCCAGACAGAGCAGTTCATATACAATACGTATATGTTCCCCGCACTCCGCAAGAACCAGACAGGCACACTAGCGATAGGGAATCCTTACCTAACAGTGCCAAGTGATTTCATCTATGTGTTTTCACTAGCTACAATTAACAGCGCGGGTGAATATTCATTCCTGCTAAGTAAAGATGTAAACTTTATACGTGAGGCTTACCCGAACCCAACTGCTACCGGCGCACCGAAGCAGTACGGTATTTTTGATGTAGACTCCTTAATCTTAGGCCCTGCCCCAGAAGCAGTAATGCAGGTGGAGTTACACTACGGGTATTACCCCGAGTCTATTGTTACCACCGGCACAAGTTGGCTGAGCGATACTTTTGACAACGTAATACTTAATGGCGCGATGGTAGAAGCCGCAAGATTTAATAAGCTTGAGCCTGACATCATTGCTAATTATGACAAGATGTTCCAACAGTCTATGAAGCTGTTTGGTAACTTAACTACTGGCCGGTTACGGTCTGATACTTACCGTTCTGGCCAAGCCAGACAACCTGCCAACTAGGAGATAACTAATGGCTATCACACAAGCAGTCTGTACTTCATTTAAACTAGGTCTCCTAAATGGAAACTTCGATTTTAGTTCTGGTACAGGTATTACATATAGAATAGCGCTGTATACATCAGCCGCTACTCTTAATGCCACGACTACAGCCTACACTACGACTAACGAAGTGTCGGGAACCAATTACACCGCAGGTGGTAATGCACTGACACTTGTCGCCGCACAAATTAGTGGTACGACAGCGTTTGTAGATTTTGCGAATACTACGTGGGCTAACTCTACTATTACGGCACGTGGCGCATTGATATATGATGACACTACGGCAGGTAATCCGGCAGTAGCAGTATTAGATTTTGGTTCAGATAGGGTATCTACAGCGGGTGATTTTACAATTCAATTCCCTGCCGCAGACGCAACCAATGCTATTGTACGAGTAGCATAACGGGGTAACTATGAAACGTATCACACTTACGCAAGAAGAAATCGCGTCGGGGCGAGTTACGATAGTGTTAGAGATAGAGCCTGTTGAGCCGCCTGTTGAGCCGCCTGTTGAGCCGCCACCGGTTTTACCTCCGCCTATACTACCACCGACACGCCCGCCTGTTGAGCCGCCGTTTGGTGGGCAGGTGTTATTTGACGAGGATATAGCGGCAGATATGCCAATATCAACCCCCGCTGAGCCGCATGTCCCACTAGGCCTACAAGCCCAGTTCGATATAACATACAAGGGCGCGTTCAGAGTAAGTCGTAGCGTGCCTAACGTTAGTAGTTCTAACTTTGCCGTAGGTACAATTACATATAACCCCCAAAACAACAGTTTGTTTCTGGCGGGGCATGCACAGGATAATGCGGTAGCTGAGTTTGCTATCCCTCCTGCGCTTTCTATGAGTGATGACATCACTGACACCCCTAACGCGTTGTTTGTACAGCCGTATGTACGGCTCTTAGATGATACCCGTAATGACAAAATCACCGGCATGCTAGTCTATAAAGACAAACTATTAGTTAATAGTGAGATATGGTACGACGGTGGCGGTAGAAACAAAGACAACATGCAGGTACTAAACCTAGATGACATTGCCGGCAGTTACAAAGGCATGCGCAGACTGCAGGGCGCCGCACGTGCGGCCGGTTATATGGCCGAAATCCCAGACAGCGCCAAAGAAATACTAGGCGGTGAATACTTAACAGGGTGGGCGTCTAACTACTCAATCACTAGCCGGTACTCACAAGGTCCTAGCCTGTATACGTTTAACCCAGAAGATGCGTTAAGTACTGCACTAGATATTCCTACTACAGCAAAGCAGGTTTACCCATTCCCCGACGGGAAGTTACACCCAGAGGGAAACAACAGCAGTGTGTCAGCAGAGAATATATCACCGGTATGGGCTAATAGCGCGGACGCGATGGCAGGGTTTATAATCCCGGGCACAGACATATTCATGTGTTTGGGCTCCTACGGTGGGCTACAAGGTGGGCTTGGGTATAAAATAATTCAAGACACTGGTAACCGTTGTGGTGGTGGGTGTACAAGAATAGCCTCCGACGTATATAACTACTTCTGGTTATTTAGCGCAAAAGCCATGGCACAAGCAGTAAACCCATGGGATGTCAGACCTTTTAGTTACGGTAAATGGATGATGCCTTTCGATAGACCAGATGGTAAAATGGCCAAGATACTTGGTGCCACTTTGGATACCGACAGCAACACACTTTACATAACTTTATCTCAGGCAGGGCAAGTAGGTAGATTTGACAAGCCCCCTCTAATAGTTGCATTTAGCCTGACAGCTAGGTAAAGCCAATGTCTATCGTTGCCGGTAACTGGTCACGCCGCGTTGAGATAGTAGGCGCAAGCCCTGCGGCGACATTGACAGGGTTTGTTGTACTTCTTAACGAGGACAGCCTCCCCGCTGAAATATTCACTACTGCCTTAAACGGTGGTGGTGATATTCGCATATGTGAAAATTCAGACGGGACTAGCCAGTTACCCATAGAAGTCGTTACTTTTGATACCACCGCTGATACGGCTATTATATGGGCTAGATTCCCTACCTATCAAGCAATAGATAGAAACTTGTGGGTTTTTTATGGTAAGTCGGGGGAAACCCAACCGGCGGTTACTGACACTTACGGACGCAATAACGTCTGGCAGGGTTATGCAGGTGTATGGCATCTAAACGAAGCTCCTAACAACACGAGTGGCGGGTATTTAGAGTCCTCAGGTAGTGGTTTTAACGGCACCGGTATTAGTATGTCCGAAGCCAACCGTAATATCCCTAGAAGTAACCTAACAGGTAGCGCGTTTAACGGCACCGCGGATTATATCAGTATATCACCAGATTTATTACCCTCAAACAATGAACAAACATTCTGCATGCAGTTATGGGCACAGCCTGATTCTACTGCTGTAGACCAAAGAGCTATGTCTATAGCCGAGGGTGGGCCCACTGTTCTTGGTCTTATATGGGCTGACGCAGGCGGTACGAATAGGGGGTGGGCGGGTTTTGTAAGTAGGGGAAGTTCGAAAACAGTAGGTACAGATGACAACAACTCGCAACAAGGCAGGTGGGATAGAGTAACGTTTAATGTGAACGATTCTACTATGTCTATGAATGTTAATGGCGTTGATGGCGACTCAACTAGCTCCCCCATAATGGGTGCACGCACAATAGGGGAAATATGGATAGGCAGACGTACATCCCAGTATTTTAATGGGGGGTTAGCGGAAGTAAGACTGTTGTGGGCTAACTTAGACAGTGACCACCTTGCCGCAGAGCACGCCAACCAAGACGACCCCGGAACTTATTGGGCTGTCGGAACACCCGAAGGCACAGGCGGTGGTGGTACAGGAGTAAATTTCACTGTAACAGGTTTACAGATAACCACTAGTGTTAATGACGTAACCGTCGTTGTACCAACTATAGAGTACTACCTTAAATTCCCACCCACAACAGGTGATGCGTTGACTAATACCTTCTATGTAGAGGTAGCGGGAACGGTCGGGGTCGAGACATACACGTTCACATCGACAGAAACTATGGGTCCTTTTACTGAGG